TTTCGACCATTGAGGGAAAAGTGGGATAGGACCAAACTTATTAACGATTCTTTCTCTGTACACTGGCATTTCCCACTCCCTTGGCCTGAAACGGTGCTGCTGGTTAAGAAACATACCATGTCGTTTGAACCATATACCAGCACCTTCCACAGAAAACAACAACATACTCAAGAAAACAAAAATGATACTTGACCACGTAAAGCTCCTTTTAAGAAGTGTGGGAATAGGTAGGAAAATTTGATTCTCCGCAGCTACAAATCGCAAATATCTATTCTTCCAATCGCCTAGAACAGTCGTCTGTCCATCGCGCTGTAACCAATTCTCGGGGATGAGGCTCAAGGTTTGAGTCATAGCTCCTTCGGGAAGCCGTCCGATCTCCTCAATCACGGCTTCACGTAAATACCCTTGAGTAGAAGAATCAATAGACCAGAGCCATTTCATCTTACAAAAGGGATTAATATATGGAGCAATGGCAGCTTTCCCAAATTGGAAAGCTGTATCCGCAACGAAACCAACAACTCCGCTTTCAGGTATTGAACGTGGATCTTTCTCATTGCAACGTTTGCACAGCCGAGTGGTACTATCGTATTCGCAGAAATTGCCGAATGGTCCTAAGGCTTCACTTTTAGAGCAACGATGTGTACCTGCTGCTCCACTTGTGACAGACGCAGCGACTTTAGTCATATCATCGAAACTGATCTGAACATCGTGAGATTCACATTTGCAAAAATGGGCCAGACGTTTACATTTCAAACATCCAGCTTTCTTTTTCGACTTCCTTTCTGCCTCTATCCGATCTTCTGACTGAAAATGCTCTATTGCCAAATGTCGGAGCAAATCCATAAAGACATCTGTCTCCATATTTTTGCTATCACCACCAGCGAATTGAAAATATTTCCTTTTCTTGTGTCCTGTTTCATCATAGATAATTTCATAAACATCGAAAAGGTGGTAGCGATTTGATCCATCTTGCTTCCGAGTCTCAAATCTTCCATCAGCATCAGCATACTCGGGCTTAACACGCATGTGTACAGAAGTGTAACGTCTGCACCATGCACCAGGTATTTTGGCCACGTGTATAAAGGGTTCCTCCGTATTTCCTGTTGAAACCACGCTTACGTGTTGGCAGGTGATTCTAGCTTTCTCTTCAAGCTTTGATCGGTTCGGATGGTATGGAACCGGATCGACGAGTGCAAGTGACAAATTGTAAGCTTCTTCGAGCGACTTTGCATAATTCTCCTTGATCGGACAAGTTTCATTCACAGTAATACATTGAGTACTGTTTGTCAACTCGTCAAAAAATTTTGCAAGGAGATTTATTTGTGCATTGTCACTCGGTCTGTATGCAGTACCTCGAGCTACACAATGTTGTTCATGAATATCGTTCGTGATGAAGGATTTTCCAACTTTCGGAAGACCCCACAGATGTATACCTCTAGCAACCTTGACGGCATCTACCTTAAGGACCAAATCCTTTATATTGTTATAGAGCACTCCAACGGAATGCACCAACGTAGAGGCTGCTAGTGTGGTAAACTTATCTCTATCAATCTTAC